ATGTTTGCCAAAATTATGGTTAAAAAACAAAATAGGGACATTATAAAAGCAGCAAGGATAGAACGAACTGCACAGTTACACGGGGTGTCTAAAAGGTATGTCCGACTTGTCCTGCAAGGAGAAAGAAATAATGAAGACGTATTTGCCACATACATGACCTACGCCGAACAGGAAAACAAATTACTGGATGTAGTTAGAAGGTTAGTCCCATTTAATAAATAAGCCATGCTGTTACTAGACAATACACTTTGGATTGAATACAAAGACTTTATAGCCGCCGGATGGAAGGAAGATACGCTTAAGAAATCAAATATGCGAAACGGTAATAATTGGATTACAAGACGCAGCCCCAATGACAGGCGGACGTTACTTGTTCGGTATGATAGTCTAATACAACCCCACAAGGAGAAATTAAAACTTTATTGGCGTTTTTTAAACAACTGTAAGCACGACCCCGGCCTGCCCTGCCAATGTACTAACCCCTTTCAAATTTTGGCAAAACAGCCCATTGAGGCAATGGTTTCTTTAGACCCTAAAGCAGAGATATTCTACACCAATTGGAAGTATGACAATGGAAAAAACCTCCATCCTGAACTGGTGAAAAAGTATGCAATAGCAGCCAGTTGGCTTAACATGTTAATAGATGCTAACGCAGTTAAAAAATCACTGAAGAAAAAACTAGGCCTGTCTATTGAGGAGTTCTGGAACCATGTTGCTCAAATCATCATATCCAGAGAGATAGACCTGCCGTCTTCCTATCAGAGGCTTAGAAATAAAATGGCTGAATATGCTACCGAAGGCTATCGCTGTCTGATAGACTGGCGTCTGGGTAACAAGTTTGCATCTAAAATAGGCAGATCAGATACAGGCTTTACTCATGACCAGGCAGAACAACAGCTGGCGTTAGTGCGCCACCTCGCCCGATTGCACAACAACTACAACGCTGCACAGATACATAGACTAATTGAGCCCATATTTAAGGCTAAAGGCTGGACGATGGTAAGTGCCCGTACAGTTAGAAATATTGTAGACAAAAGCACACATCTAACACTATCGGGCAGTCGTGGCCAGCAGGCCTACAACAATAGAATAGCAATGGGCGTTAAAAGGAAAGCGCCGTCGTACCCATTACGCATGTGGAGTATAGACGGTTGGACTGCCGAACTGCTCTTCCAAGACAATACAGGCTACAATAATCGCTTGGTAATAGTTGTTGTGCTGGACGTTTTCAACAAGTATCCGGTCGGGTACGCCATAGGCCGACAGGAGAACGCCGAGCTTATTCGACAAGCCAACCGGAACGCCATCACTCATATTTTCGAACTAATAGGCCAGTATCAAAGGCCCTGGCAGATACAGAGCGATCGCTACGCAATTAAACAAAATACTACCTTCTACCAAAGCATGGCCAACATATATACACCAGCAGCGGTTGGAAATGCTAAAGCCAAGCCCATAGAGCCATATTTTAAATACCTCAATAATACGTATTGCCAGTTTCAGTATAACTGGAGCGGCCACAATGTAGACGCTAAAAAAGAAAACCAACCAAACCGGGAATTCCTGAATAAAATAAAAAAAAGCCTGCCATATATGGCAGAAGTTGAAAGCCAGCTACAGGCCATTATGCAGTCAGAGCGTAGTAAGAAACGGGCCGAATTTATCAGAGCCTACGATTCTATTCCTGTAGAAGAAAGGTTGGTGCTGAGCCGTGAAAACATGCTGATTATTTATGGAAAAAAACACACACACACCAGCACCATTACCGGGCAGGGTATTATTGCAACTATTGAGCGGGTGGAGCGGGTATATGATAGTTTTGACCCAGCATTTAGAGCCCTGCATCACCTTACCTGGCAATTATGGTATATGCCAGGCCGGCCCGAACAGGTCATGGCCGTAAGTGAGTGTGGAAAATACCGCCACTTGCTTGAGGAAAAAAGGGTTATACCAATGTCTATAAAAGATGCGAAGTCGGAAGATCACGAATATTTGAATCGTATAGGTTTTTTCAATAAAAAACGCAGAGAGGAAGTAATCTCAATCACCGCATCAGATGCTGATATCACTCGCAGCCTTGTAGCCGCCACACCATTGTCTTTGGATGACATTAATGAGGCCACGCTTAAGCTCATGTTCACTGACAAACATGGGCAACAAAAAGACCCGATACAGAAGGCTAAGGGCTTGATAGCCGAGAATACAAATCATCTCGACCGTGCTGATCACCTATCAGAATCAGCAGACTGGAGCAAAATTCAGCAGCAGTACTTGGCTGCCAAAACAGAACTAAACGATTACTTATAAAATAATATAGTATGACAGAAAAGTTAAAAATGGACATATCAGAAGCAGCCCGAAGCTACCTGATTAGCCACCACCTAACTAATGAGGATGCGGCTACCATAACTGGTATAAGCAGTGCTTACCTCTCATTGATGCTGCGCAACGAAATGCGCAGCGGAGATACTGAGATTGCTGATAAGTGGTGGTTGAAACTGGCGTCTTTTGTTGGATTTTCTGCTGATAGAAAAAGCTGGAAAACGGTACAGACCCGACAGATGGTGCACATGATGCCTGCCGTCTTGTATGCAAAAGAGACACAAAGTGCCATAACGCTTGTTGGACCAACAGGAGTCGGTAAGTCTTATTTAATAGACCTGTTCGCACAAAAAAAACCAAAGCACACGTATCGTATCACAGTCAGCAGCATACATAGTGTGTGGGATATCCTTAACGATCTTTCCCATCAGCTGAATGTGGAACTCCTGAAGAGCAGAGCCGCACGACTGAAAAAGATCATTATAAAACTTCGGGAAATTAAACTGTCAGGTGGCAGTCCATTGATTATAATAGACGAGGCAGAAAATCTTGAACTGCCTGCTTTAAAAATGCTCAAGGGCATTTATGACGGACTCAACACCTACGCTGGCATAGTACTCATAGGCACCCCACAGCTTCTAAAAAAAATTGACCGGATGCGCCATCTGGATTATGCAGGTATTCCCCAGCTCTATCGCAGACTGAAAGCCGGTATACGCATGCTGCCTAACGAGATTGACTATGAACCCTTTTTTATTCAGTTCGGCGTCAAAGACGCTGCCCTAAAAAAACTAATCACAAGAGTATGCGACAACTACGGTGAGTTACATGACTACCTGGATTATGCACTGCAGGAAGCGCAACGCCTGAACGCTCCACTAAACGAAGAGAATTTTCGCATCTGGCATAACATGCCTAAAAACTAAAAAATGTTAACGCAGATTAATTCAATCAAGCAAAGATTCAAAAAAACACAAGAGGCTATTATGTTTCAGCTACAAATCAGCGAAACTCAATACGCAAACTTCCTTTTTAAAAAAGGTACAGCCTACTTGCAAGCATATATACCACAAGATCCGGCAGGTATAGATATGCTGGTTGACAGCCGTGTATTTTGGGCATGGTGGCGGTTGGAGTGGATGCTGAGAGACGAGCAGTTCATTGCTTCAAACTACACAGGGCCTGTTCCCTTGCTAAGGCGGGTATATGCATCTTACCACAGGCCGGATGAGCTGGCCTCGGAGATAAGTCCGAACGGCGTGGTAATGGCTGAAGGATATGCTAAAATGATTGGATGCATTATTGAAAATTATTAAACAATACATAAAATGACAGAATTAAACACTATAAACATCCCGAATCAGCCGGATATCAATTATAGTCAAAAAAGACCTCGAGTTAAAATAAAAAAATACGGACTTATCCGGCATGCCAAGTGCGTTCTTGAACAAATGGGCACCAATTTAAAAACCGTTAAAAAACCGTCCAAGAAAATGGACGTAACCGCCCTGCGATATTGTGCCATCTACTTTCTAATCGTCCACAAAGGGTACAGTTATACTGCTGTTGCAAATCTTTTTGAGAGAGACAGAACCACAGTCATTCATGCTGTTAAAAAGATAAAGGACTACATTGACTGTAAGGATCATCGGACGATTAAGGCATTAAGTAAAATAGAAAGCTTACAACATGAAGATAAAATTAAACCATACTGAATTCGAAACACTCCTGGCTGCCATAGAAGAGCGTATTGAGATAATATACAAGCTACTGCCCAGCCACATCTGCCAGAAAGCTCTGGTGGCTCACTGCCTTCTCTCTCTATATAATAAGATTTTCAAAAAAAGAACCCTTTTTAAAAAAGCACAATATTTCATAAGCATAGAGCCACACGAGGCCATCGCCTTCTTCATTTTGTTTGCAGATGTATCCCATTCCAATATATATGTCAATAACCTGATTGCACAACTCCGTAATAATATTTTTCAAAAACTTCAACTACCGAAACTATGATGTATTTAACCGAAACAGCAAGGCCATATGTAATACTAATAGTGAGCGCCTGCTTCATAATAACAACACTTTTTTTCGTTTGCCATCTTATTAATAAAATCGACAAAAGACGAATGGCCAAACATAGAGAACAACGCAAGGCTATTCGTGCACCCCGTGTGCTCCTTAAAAAAAAATCATTCAATAACAATTAAACAAAAAAAAAATGAGCGAAAACAATAAAAACTCTGCAGCCCATTTTCACAAAAAGACCGACCGGGTATGGAAAGATGCAGCCGGCCTACAAATACCCGCCAGGTTCGTTACAAATGCAGAAAGAAGTTTTGAGCTGCTTTCTGCAAAAGTGTTAAAGTCTGCATTGCATGCCGAAAAAACACTACTAGACCTACATGTCTTAATGTCAGAGTGCTTTGAAGAGGTAAGGGCATTAATCAATCAAGAAATGGATTCTAAAAAGAAACCCCCTTTAAAGCAGAAGTCCCTCACCTGGTTTAATTTTGACAAATCCGTCAAAATAGAAGCCAAGTCTAGTGACCTAATAAAGTGGAATGAGTCTATGCTCACAGAAGCCATGGACCTAATTAACATTTTTCTCGGCAAAAGCATGGGGGATGTGAATGACCTGATACGGCGGCTTGTTGCAGATGCCCTTAGCAACAGAAAAAAACAAGTGGATGCCCGAAAAATATTCCAGATAATCAAACATCGTGATAAGATTAAAAATAAAGATTTTCAAGCCGCCTGCGACCTGCTGATTCAAGCACAAGGGTATGATAGAAGCAAAATTTATATGAGCGTTTCTTTTAGAAAACAAGATGGCGTATACCAAGCAGTAAACCTTAATTTTTCAAATTTTTAACATGATTATGTATATCTGCGGAAAAGTTACTGGCGAACCGCCAGCCGCATGTGCCGCCAACTTTGCATTAGCACAAAGGGCCATAGAAGCACAGGGCCATCAGGCCATTAATCCACTCACAGAAGTTAATGATCCCGGCTGTGAGTGGCAACGGGCTATGAAAATTTGTATATCCGCTCTAATGCGTGCAGACGCTATTGTTTTGCTGCCAAATTATTTAAATAGCAGGGGTGCCACAGTTGAACGGATACTGGCTGAAATGCTCGATATACCCATTTACCTGTACGAACCGAGCAGAGATATTGTAAAAAGGTTTGGTTGAGAAATTAGAAAAAACAAGCCAAACAGCCCTTACAATGGGGTTAGACAACAATAAAACGACCCCAAAAAATGTCAAAAATGCAAAAAACTGTGTCTAAAAGGGGTCGAAAATGCAAAAAAAAGAACATAAGTGATTGATATACAGATATATGACAAAAAAAAGCCCTTTAAAAATGAGGGCGCGGCTAAAAAAATAAAAATAAGGGCCTATTCACCATCTCAATTAGTTGGCAAAAAAAGGAAAATATACACATTTGAAGACCGGTTTAAAAAAGCTTTTGGATGCCCTGAAACGCATGCCAAATGGTTCTTTACCGGCCCTTCATTTGCTGGCAAAAGCTCGCTGCTCTTTGATTTGTGCGCCTATCTGACCCGATTTGGCGTCGTAGATTATAATAACTTTGAAGAAGCCGGTGGCGATAGCGAAACGGTGGTGCAAAAACTTAGAATGTTTAATCTTACAGAAACAGACGGACGCTTTAGGCTATTTAAAGCACCCATTGTTAGTGATAGTCACGAAACGCTCACCGATAGGCTGAATAGGCGAAACAGCGCCGCTTTCGCCGTAATAGATAGCGTACAGCATGCTGAAATTACCAAACGCACATATATAGACTTGACAGACCGTTTTTGCAACAACAAAAAAGGAAAAAGCCTTCTGTTTGTAAGTCATTGGGTGAAGAATGACCTGACCAAATTCATACGACACGATTGCGACATAAAGGTAGAGGTAGTCAATTTTGTTGCAAGGGTAGAAAGCCGCTATGGTGGAAATACGCCCCTGGTAATTTGGGAGGAACGGGCAAGGCAGCTTTGGGGAAAGAAATTTAAACAAGTCACAGAGGGTCGATACTGGCCCGGACAAAAGAAATGATTATGCGATTTTTCACAACAAATCGCACACACCGCAAAACCAATGAATAATTATTAATTTATATAAAATGCGCCAGTTTATCATCACCTCATACCGCTATACAGGCCAGGCCACCATCATATACGACACAAACGGCCTCTTGGCCTCCGTTGATTTGCAGGAAACAACCATGACGCTGAATCAGCGCCAGGTACTTCTTAGTCGCCTTCCTCTGCACGTAGACAAACTTGAAACTTTAAATGATCTGCCAATACACATTATAGAACGAGATTATGAAGTAAGTTTCGAGCAATTCTGGAATGCCTACGGATTAAAGATTAATAAAAAAAGAGCCGCTGATATCTGGATTAAAATGTCCAAAACCAACAGAATACTAGCCTATCACAGCATTAACAAGTACAATAGGTATTTGGCCAAAGAAAACTGGCGAAAAAAGGCAGACGCAGACACCTATTTGAAACAAGAATACTTCAACAATGAATACAGCTCAAAATAAAGCCATTCATGCACTGCTCCATAAGCTGCATCTTATGCAGAATAAGGCAAGTATTGTCCTAGGCATTAGCGGTGGCAGAACAGACTCCTGCAGCCGGCTCACAGCACGAGAAGCCTCAGATTTGATCAGGTGGCTAAAAGGGCAAGACCCCGACGAAATAATGGCCGATAAAATGCGAAAGAAAATATTTTATTACGCTCATCAAATGGGCATAACAAAAACAGCGAGCGGCGGTCATAGAGTTGTTGATATGGCGCTGGTTGACCGATGGATGATTAAATATTCATACTTGCACAAAACGCTCAATCAATACACCCTGTCAGAACTTCCTACTTTAGTTAGTCAATTCGAAAAAGTTTATAAAACTTTTATAAAAAACTTCTGATATGGGTATCATTTTTCTTTAGATCACACCCTGTCTGATTGTAGCATTTTTGAGACACGAACGGCTCATTGGCTTCTTTTGTGCTTTATTTTTTCTCTCATACAATCTGCGCCATAAGCGGCCTATTAATGGTATTAAGTAAATACCGTACGGCCCCGGGCATTGCTGAAGAAAAGGCTTTGAAACTCCAAAGCTCGGATTACCCACTAAAGTTGATTAGAAAAATGAAGCTCAATAAATCACATCACCCCCTTTTTTGGCAATGCCTTGTTGAACACCGTATAGCTAAAAGCCCAGAGTTCATAACTTTGGGCTTGCTATTTTTTTTCGAATATTGATTTATTGAGGGCTTTTATCTATACGGCTTAATGTTATAGGCTGGCACGGTCAATTTAGGATAAAGCTCAATAGATGAACGAAACATTTTTTAATAATTTTTTGTGCAATGGCAAAAACGGCTTTGCAGAACTATCACACGGTAGTTTATTCTCCGGAATAGGAGGATTTGAACTGGGGCAGAATGGGCAGCAATGCCTACCTATTAGAACTGCGATATAAACGAATGGAATAGAAAACTTTTAAAACACAGATTTCAAAATACAGAACAATATGACGACATCAGAACACTTACAAATCCCCGAAAAGTCAACATCATCAGCGGTGGTTTTCCTTGCCAAGATATTTCGGGGGCAAACACAAAAGCCAAAGAAATTAAAGGACACCGTTCAGGATTATGGGGTGAAATGTATAGGATTGTGGGGGAAGTTAGACCCGACTACATCATCATTGAAAACAGCCCAAACCTCGCTTTTCGAGGGTTTGAACAAGTTTTATGCGACCTTTCCGAAATCGGGTATGATGCAGAATGGCAATGTTTATCAGTAACAACACTTGGATTTAGACACCCTAGAGAACGAATTTACGTTATTGCCTACCCCAACACACACAGTAAGTTTCCAGATAGGATGTAAAACGCCTTTATTGATGTGGCGAGGTTTAAAGACCCGAAAGAGTGGAGTGAAATTCGGAGTGAATTTAGGTTAGACACTAAAGAAATGGTATTTAAACAAGACCAATGGGGAAGTGAAGGACAAATCAAACGGTAGGACTAGATTACGGGGTTTTGTCCGACCCATTAGACAAACAACTTGATAAGCAAGGATTAAAGTGTGACAAAAAGAAAATAGCACAATTTGAGGCAGAACGTGAAGCGGTAAACACATTGCGTTTAGGTAGTGGATTGATTACTGATCGTATGGTAGATAAAATTCTACCGAAACTTCATAAGAAAATTATTGCTCACGTTGCAAAGGCTAATGGTAAGGCGGTTGTCAAGGCATAGCCGCCAACAGGCTAGAGTCGGTAAAGATAACGATGCACAGTAAGCTAATTTAATCAAAATGTGTAACTATTTACTTAAACCACTAAGCAGCCCTATTAGTTCCGGACACAAATTGTTAACAACTTTTATAACACATATATCATGATGTTATTGATGGCATAGTATCTTTAACCTATGCAGCCACAGCGAGGGGTAAAAATTTTTAATTCAATTCTATTTGGCGATGATGCCGCCACCGTACCCACCACCCCATTAAAAAGAGGCCGCCCCGGCCGAAGTGAAGAATTGATACGCCGTAGAAACGAGTTCTTACTACACAGATTCTATTACAAAATACGGCTTGTGCAGTCGACGCAGCCGCGTAGCTATGCCAGCGTTTTAAAAGACCTAGAGCCAGAGGTTTTTTTAAGCCGGGTCATGATTCAAAAAATTATCACTCGAGAATCTGACGAAATCCTTAGAATAAAAAAAGACAAGCCCTCCATTCAGCAACTACGGGCCCGTTGGCCACATATTGTCTGGTAGCGTTCATGCCAAGTCCAATATCACATTAAACATCAGGGAACCCTATATCCAGTGTAGGAGTTAAAATGTCCTTAAGTTCATTAGCGCTGTGGTCGTCAAAGGTTGTAGTGAACAACATACGACGCACCCTCAACGTATCCTCACGCAGTTCACTGCCATCAGTGGTGCGTGTAAGCACGTCACATATACCAGATTCGGGCGCCCAGCCCTGTAGCGCCTGATAAACCCTTTTTTCTACCTCATAATAGCCTAGGGACTGCTCTCTCACAGATTCCGGTGCACCGGCCTGGCTGGGGCTATACGGTGCAAAGCCCAGACGCAGCTGCACGGTGCAGCTATCTGCCCGCTGCACATTATTTAGCAAATCGCTGTACTGGCTGCTGCTAAAATCAATCAATACGCACGGAAATAGCACCGCTGGCCTTTCCCCCTCAATATCTAATTGACCCAGGTCTTGGTCTACCCATTTTACATCAGGTACCGCCGTTGTAATCCTGTTCTGCAAGGCCATTAAAAGCTGGCCGTAAATACTTGTTAATGCCATGTGTGTGATTTTAACGCAAAGTCTTCATGATTTGCAGGTTTACAACGCGCTTTAGTGCCGCTGTTAGGTAAGGGCTGTAGCCCAGAAATCTGCGGGCAGGTATATGTTGGTTGATTCTGCGTTTATACGATTTGACCACAATGGTTCCGCCGGTGTCCACCCTTCCCCATTTAATATTGGTCTTTTTTTTAAATGTGGTTTTTTTTACTACCCCCACTTTTGTTATCTTACGGCTATGGCTCCGTACGGTTTGTATTAGCCCCAGCCTGGAGCCTTCGTTATGAGCCCTAGCGTATGGCACATCAGTACCCACTGTCACTGTGCCGGTGTCAAGGCTAACAATACGCAGGCTCCTACGTAGTCTGCCGCTATCCACTAATAGTGCCCTGCCGGGCCTTTTCAAACGCTGACCCCACCGTGTTATTTTTTTTCTGGCTGGCCACTTAACAAAACTATTTCCGAGAAAACCCTGGTTTCTAAAATTGTCTAAGGCAAAATTTATAGCCTCGTTACCCACCACAATAGGCAGACGTATCATAACACCTTTTAGCTTTTGTTCCAGCAGCTTCACGGGTAAATGTGCATTAGCATTGTCCATTATCTGACAAAATAGGGATGATTCTTTGGAAATACCAGGCCCTGCTGAGCCAGATTCGTTTCAAACATTTTGGGTGTGTCAAAAGCGGGTATTTCATTTTCAGGCGTTACTACACCGCTGGCCAACTGTCTCACGCTGCTGCGGCATCCAAAATGATTAGGCGGGTACCTGATGCTCCAAAACGGATGATCAACAGGCAGGGTTACGCCGTCCAAGCTTCTACACAACCCCGTGGTCTGCCCATCCAACACTGCGTCATACCGCAGAAGCGGCAGGGCCGCTTTATTCTTTTGTATTTCCACCCATTTACCCGCCATTTGTCCGCCCGCCACTGCCAGGTTATATTCAGCTCCTAACTGCCACCCTATATGGTTGGCATTGATTTGCATGGCGGCTATTTTAAATTCTTCAAAGCTGCGCAGTACACCCCTTTCATCAATGAGGGCATCAGTTAGCTGGCGCAGTTGTGTATAGTTCTTGGCCTGGGCAAATTGCCAGGTGTTTTTTTGCAAAGCCGTCAGCATATTGTGGTCTGGTGTATCATAGGCCACGCTTCCAATATCCTGACCATATCCTTCTGTAACGCCCTGCCATAGTTTTTGGGCAAAAGCAGATACAACCGAACTGTCTACTGTTCCGTCTGGTAGCCCCTTATCTATCCAAACCTGCTCTAGCATGAGCATGCACAGCCTAAATAGCTCTGTATCTTCATTTTCTACCAGATCCGGCAAGTCCGCCACGGCACTACCATATAGTTGAGCAATTGCGCTAGTAAGGTCTTTTACAAGCACACCTGCCGGAAGGGCCTTTTTTTTGTTTTTTACAAATCCGGAAAGTTGGTTAAAGGTGCTTTTAACAGTATTTAAAAGAGCTTCTAAGGCAGATAGGTTTTTTGTGGTATTTTCACCATGGCTTGTTGTATTGTCTATTCTTGGCCGTGGTGGTACTTCTTCCTGTTTCTTTTTTATCGCTTCATAGTTCGCCGGCTTAGGCAAACTGTAGGTGTTGTAGAAATAGTCGTCATCTATAGGCACTAATCTGGCCAACCGCTCATCAATGCTTATACGCTTTTCCAGGTGGGTAATATTTGCTTCAAGTTCAATTTTAAAACGACCCCCTGTTATCGGATAGCCATAACTATACAAAATATTTAAAAAGCGCTCGGAGTTCAGGGTGTTTTCAACAAAGACTAGGTCGCTTTTGGTGATCTCATCCTGCTGCTCACTGTGCTCCCTGGCCTTTGCATTGCTACCCCCATGGCTACTGCTGGTTGTCTCTGTATTGCCTAGTATTAGAACACTCAATTCATCATTACAGGCTGTATGCAGCCTGTTTTGAAGCTGCCCATCTCCATTAGCACTTTTACCATCTACAATATCAAAATCTGCCTGTTTGGGTATTTGCAGGCGTAGACTGCCCCCTGCATTTTGCATCACCTCTTGTAGTTGCAGGCGGGCATTATCATCATATGCGTCATATTTCGCAATGATGACAGGTTGTCCAAATATTTCACTGTATGCCGCCCAGTCTGCGGCATTACCTTTTTTTATCAGGGCGTAGAAGCTTGCTTTTAAATATAATCCTAAATTTTTTGGCTGGCCTATTATCCATACGTTACTAATAGGCTCGTATGGTATGCCTTCCTGGTCGCTTTGGTTGACCACAAGCAGCTTCTTATCCGGTCTAATGTGCTTGTTCGGAATTTCCTCAAAAGCAAACACGGGGCCCGGTATAAATTCAATTCCCTTAATACCCCACCATAGACTGCCCATGATTAGCTTTATAACCTCCCTAAACTCGTTACTCTTAATCAAATCCGCCACCTCGGCTACCTCTTTGCCATCTTTTTTAAAGACCAGTCTTTTGTTCAAAACCGAACTCGTTCGCTTTTCAATACAGCCACTAAGGTGTGTATCTAGTTCCACATCGCTGTACAGGTCGTATAGCCTCGTTCTGTTTGGCGTATTTATCTGCTCCGCCATTCGGTGGGCATGTCTGAACGAGGCAACATCTTTCGGCGTTCTGTCAACGCTCAATTGATTCAACTGCTGCACAATAATTGGCTGGTCGTTTTTCTTTTTTAAAGCTGCTTTTTGGGGCATCATCCTAATTTAGTGTTAAAGAAATAACGGTGTGTAATATGGCCGAAAAGAAGCTGTCAGAAGCTCCATAAATAAGGCGTAGTTGTGCTAACTCTTTTTTACTGGTCATCTTAGTACGCTCTCCTTTTGTTAGAGTGAAATTGCAGCACGCCCCGCTCATTCAGAGCGGTGTCAGGGTCATCAAGCCGTAAGGGCCAGGATGGCTGGATAGATCCCTTTTGTATTTTTTCCAGGGTTTTAATGGCATCCTCATATAAGGTGCGAAATAGTTCAATGCTGATATTCGGATTAGCCAGACAAATAATGCGCCAGCACACTACATCTGATACGATGCGGCGTAGCAGATTGTCTGCATAGCTTGTTACAAACATGCTGGCCGTATCGTACCGGTTCAAGTATGCAATCACCTCGGCTTCACCCGCTAGTATGGCACGGTTAATAAGGTCATCGTCGTTGCGGCTTATCTGCTCTAATATCTCAGCGTAGATGTGCGTTTTTAAATCTGCCTTAATGAGAAGGGGCATATTAGTATCTTTTTTTATTGACCGGTCGTGGAAGGGCTTTGATATCACTCGCCACCAGCACGGCCGTCTTTGACTGAATTATTTTAATGCCGCCCTGCAAAGCATCCGGGCCATCTAAATTGTTGCTATTGGCCTTGGCTCCTTTAAGCTGCGCGGCCATGCGCATCATGTGAGGGTTGTCTTTCTGCTCAATGTTAAAGATGAGTTGGCCCAAACGATTCAACGGCTCCAGAGTGGCTTCTATCCGTGTCCATTTATCCGGCTTGATCGTTGTATCGGGTGTAAGCATCAATGGTTGTCTATATTCCTTTGATTTTTCAAAAACCATCGGCAGCAGAACCTGTTCGTAAAATGGATTCTGAAGCGTGTTGTTTTCGATATAAATGTAAAGCGGTGCCTTTTTCCCCACGCTGTTCTGTGCGGCAAAAAGCCAGTCTATAAATTTGCTGTTAGTTGTATTATCTACCCAGCAATTGTATAGGTAATAAATGTTATTTGCGCAGCCTAATAGGGCCACCGCTTTACAACTGTTGTGCGCTTTGCTTTTGGCTGTTGGTTTATCTCGGTTGCTGGGGCTAGGGTCAGCGTAGGCGACCATAAATGAGAGACTCTGCATAGGCGGGCAGGAACCGTAGGTAATCTCTTTAAACGTCTTACCATGGCTCACTGGGTTATTATACCCTTCTTTCTGAACACTCTCCCAGCTCATGTGTGTTTCCAGGTATTGAATATCGGCCTCTTTATTTTTTTCGGGCCAGGTGCTCTCACCCACTTCGTTTCGCCAGTTGACTGTCTCTACGTCATCTGCATAGTGAGCAGCACGCACTGTATAGCAGTCTTCCGCTATGATGTTATTGTCAAAAAATATAAAATAATCTCGACTCATCTCAACGGTTGGTATAGCTGCCTGTTCTATCCAGTTCCAGCCATTTTCCACCCTTTCAGGATTAAGTACTACCTCATCATCATCTGCGTCGTCAAAAATTAAAACATTGACCCGCAGTTCTTCCAGTTTGGCTCCTCGGGGGTTCTGTCCCATGCCTACGGCCCTAAAGCAGCATCCTTTCCTTGTTACAAATTCTTCCTCCGCCCAGCTGCCCGCCTTGCGCTGCACACCATAATCCTGAATGATTCTTTGGTTGCCTTCTAGGTTAGCACGGTATGGAGCCAACAGTCTGATGGCGTTATCTTCATTCTTGCTGATGAGCAGTGCGTTGACCCGCATTTTTTGAACGAAAATTTTATAAAAAACCTCAAACATGCGTCGGGTACTCTTGCTCAGCCCCCTGGCCCATGCCCTACGCTGGTACAGCCTTTTGCTCTTCAACACTTTTTGGCTGCTCTGTTTATGAAAATCAGCCGGCTCACAGAAGCAATATTTTGGAAAATAATAGGCAAACCATTCTTCCTGATTACCGGGCTTTTCCAGGCTGGCTATGCGTCTTCGTCGAGCCTCATGCGTTTCTTTCGTGTCAACCGGCGTACTGTCGGTGATGCCCTTTAAAAATTCCTCCCATTCCTCCAGGGCTTGTTTGTTGGATTTATTAGCTGTTGCAATCTTCACAATACTCATTTTCGCATGGATTGAAGGATAAAGCCATTCCACAATTCGCTGAAGTGTAATACTTCCTCATGGGTGCACTCTACCTGGAGGTGTCGTATAAACCTAATTCCGCTTTCCACGAGGTCGGCAATTGCCAGGTCGGTTTCTAAATTTCTTATGGCCGCAGTTAATTTCAGTTTTGCATCGGCTGTTTTGCTATCGCTGTACCGATTGCCCACTTCTTTCTCTGAAAGATTTTTCTGCATCTCCTCAAGCTCTTCATACAGCCCATTCAATATCTGTTCCTTGCCTACAAGCAAACGGTTTCTCAGATTGCGCCAGTTAAAATCATTCACCCATTTACTAATGGTCTTTTCACTTACCCCTACTTTATGAGCAATCACTTTTTGTTCCAGTTTTTCTCTGGTGAAAAGTATCTTAGCCATATACTGCTTGTCGGCCATTGTTACGCCCGTTGTCGCCATTGCTTTGCTTTACGCAAAGTTGTGTCTATACCCTGCTGCTGGCAAGTTTTCAAAACCACTAAGGAACACATTGTCTGATTCGTTGCTATTTTATTTGGTTATCAATACACCTGCTTGATTCTTTGCTAAATCTATATTTGGCAAAGATTTCAGCGTACTGCAATTTGCACCCCAATATCAACACACAGCTCCGAGCTGGGTTAAATTGATAATTATTTTAGTATGGCAGACGGCGGCTATAAAAAAATGACAAAAGAGTACTTGGTTACTGACAGTACACTGAATTGCTACAAGTACCGCCTGCTGACTACCGGCTACCTTATGGACAGGTACCAAAAAAATCCGATAGGATTCTACATGCATGGCACGCCAGAATTTCCTCGTGAAGCCGGCGTATTAATACGGTGGGTTGACTTTCGTGTAGATCAAGATCGTGTATATGCCACACCTTGCATCAATTTGAGCCACCCCCGTGGTGAACGCACCGTAGTGGAAATTGAAAACGGCTTCCTGAATGCGGCCAGTGTAGGTAGAATTATTGCGCTGGAATTTAGCGAAAAACCACATGATTACCTACCGGGGCAGACGGGCCCGACCGTCAGCAAGTGGTACAACCAGGAAATCAGCCTCGTAGACATACCAGGCAACTATAATGCCCTCTCAGAACTGTTCGATGCTAATAACAACCCCCTTAATCTTTTAAATCTTTCACATAAATACAACAAATTCACAATGAAGCCAATAACACTCAATACCGAGCAGATGGGCTTGCTAAACCTTCGTGACGACAGTGATGCGGCCGCGGTTTCAGCAGCACTTAATGATCTCATTTCTAAGGCGGCCAGAGCGTCGAATTTGGAAAAAGAACTGGTGGCGGCTAAACAAGCCAAATCAACTTCAGACGCAGAGCTGGTCGATTTTAAAAAGAAGGCCGTAGAACAGCAGGTAAAAGACTTGGTGGATACGGCTATAAAAGAAAAAAAACTATCCGTTAAAACCGGGGCACAACTGGCGGTGCAGTATGCAGAGAACCCAGATGGTTTGAAAGAACTGATTGATAACCTTCCTGTGTACGTCTCATTTAATGGTATGATTGGACAGCAGACAGGGCGCGTAGACGAGTTGGTGGCAAAAGGTTGGGATGAATTAGACAGACAGGGCTTGTTGCCTGAGCTAAAAGCAACCGACCTCAATGCTTTTAAAGAGTTATTTAAAAAACGTTTTAATAAAGAATATACCGTGAGGGCGAGTAGCAGATAAACAGTATATTCTCTCATATATTTTAAAGAAAAAAAAGACATGAAAACCTTTCTCAATGTATTATTTTCAATAATTTTTATTATGGCGTCAGCCACGCTAATTTCACCAATCTTAAACACTCATCCGATGTGGATGTTTGTGGCCTTGGTCTTTGTTTCGGGCATTGTAAAACCAAAGGGCGTTGCTTTAATGGCGCTTCAAAAAGAAATATGGTCGGCAGATATTATTGGCAACCTTTTTAAAGATAACAAGTTTGCGGAAAAAGCGTATAATGCTGACAGCTTTGTGCTATCGGGTAAGGTAGTTCACATACCTGTTGCGGAAGCGCCGTCAGAAGTAAAAAAGAACCTTACCATCTTTCCGCAGGCAGCGGTCAGCAGGGCTGACAATGAAGTTGTATACAGCATAGACACGTATTACAGCATACCGCGCCAAATACAGAACATTGAAAAATACGAACTAAGCTACGACATGCGACAGAGCGTTGTGGGTGAAGACGAGCGTCAGCTAATCCAGGAAGCTATGAATGGGCTCTTGTACCGATGGGGGCCGGCAGCCGCCAATGTAATTGAGACCACAGGTGCGAGCAGCAGCACAGATTTGATAGACGGCACAGCCACCGGAACAAGAAAGTTATTCACAAAAGACGAGTTTAAGAAGGTAGCAAAAAAATTCGCCAACAATAACTTGGGGGCCGCTCCTAAATGTGCATTGTTAACGGCTAATCATTATTATCAATTAATAGATAGCCTGTCCGATGCTGAAAGAGCAGATGTAGGCCGCGTGGTGGACATGTCTAGTGGCATCATTGGCCGATATCTAGGTATAGATATTATGATGCGCAGCACTGTTCTTCGTTATCGAAAAGTAGCCGGTGTCTGGACAATAATTGACGAACAGGTCAGCTTTGCTGCTGGTACTGGAGACAGCGCAGCAAGCCTGTTCTTTAATCCAGACAGTGTGGAGCGTGCGGTTGGTGACATAGAGGTGTTTGATAACCCTGGCCAAGCCATATACTACGGCGATATATTCAGCGCCGTAATCAGAATGGGGGGGCGTATTCGCCGCACCCCAGGTGTGTATGCAGTAGTGGAGGCCATAGGTACATAAGCAATAATACAATAGAGGGCCTGCCCGATGCTGTGGTAAAGGGCGGGCCAAATAAGAGCCATGTCGTATACAGAATTAAAAAATAGTCATGTGGTTAACATGCTCTTGAGCGTGATAGTAGGGCTGCTCACTTTTTTTGGAACGCTTTCGGTTAACTATCTTTCCAAAATGAATGATGTGCTAAATACGGTTGTAACCAGCGATGCAGTACAATCACAGCAGATTAGTACACTGCAGAATGAGCAGGCCGAGTTAAAAGGTTTCTACCAGTCGGTCATCTCAACATACGCAGCCAGGAAGGAAGACCAAATAAATTCAAAAAAGGTGAGATGAAAAAAAACGAGTTCAACAAAAAAAATCAAAAAAGGTGAGATGAAAAAAAACGACTTAAACAAGTGGTTTGGCAGCCCACGTACAACGCTGGGGGCACTCATAGCCGTGGCTGGTATAATTGTAACCTTTATGGCAGATACAAATATTGGCATTACATTAATTGGCATAGCGGCTACTTGGATTGGTGTTAATTCAAAAGACGCACAATGAACCTATACTTAGACAGAGACATTCGGACGGTAAAGAGTACCACTGGAAAGCTCTATGTAAATGGCCATTTCGAGTGCTTCATCCTCGAAGATGTTGATAGGGGGCTCAAAGAGGGCATGCCAGACGCCGAGGTTCTTGAACGCAAAATAAAACATCAGACCTGCATTCCGGCAGGGCAGTATAAAATAATCATCAATCATAGTCTCAGGTTTAAACGAAAGCTGCCGTTGCTGTTAAATGTACCAGGTTATGAAGGTATTCGTATACATATGGGTAATTCAGATGCCAATACAAGTGGTTGCCTGCTACCCGGTGAGGCTCGCACAATAGATTGGGTGGCCAATAGCAAGAAGGCCTTTGATAAATTATTTGCAAAAATAGAGACCGCCCTCGCCGCTGGCGAAGATGCGTGGATCACAATTCAATAACAATGACATACAATATTAAAAATTGGTTTGAACTGCATCCCAAAAACAAACAGTGTTTCGAGACCTACGATGGAGTAATACACCCTACCATTGACGCTGCAAAAAAAGTGGGTTGAGCGGCATGCAAATCAGACAGTGACCGTACACAACAATCCGGCCATTACAGACCCTAGTTCAAAACAGCAAGTAACGGATATAGATAATTCTAAATTAAATCTCAATGTCAGCACTACCTAAAGTCACCGTACTCTTTTCCGACGGGAATCTATTAGCAAATGCCGCCGTTATTGATGGCATAGGCGCCATTGTGGGTACGGTGCAGACCCTTAGCCTAAAAGGGGTAGTAAAAACAGTTTATAGCCTGCCAGATGCGGAGGCGCAGGGGTATACAGCTACTGCTGAAGCAGATATGCACCGACACCTAGCCGAATTTTACGCACAAGTAGGCGGCAACCAGGAGTTATGGGTCTTGGGTCTGGACGATACGGCTACCATGACTGACATGCTGACAGACAGCAATCCAGATGGAGCCCAAAAACTCATACAAGCTGCCGGAGGCAAAATCAGGCTACTTGCTGTGTATAGAAGGCCACCCATCGGCTATGATGCTAGTACTGCTTTTATAGACGCCGATGTGCCCACGGCAGTAACTGCGGGCAAAGTGTTTGCAGAAAAGAGGCTGGCAGAATTAAGACCACTTCGCATAATGATTGAAGGAAGAATCAGCGATGAAACAAGCGCAACAATCTACGAACCCAAAACTGCTGGCAATAATTATACAGGCGTCGTGTTGGGCGGCAGTGTTCCTGGCCATACTGCCAGTGTAGGCGCAGTATTGGGACGGGCTGTAAGGTATGGTGCGCACATTAAATTGGGCAAGGTGGCCAACGGGCCAATGGTAATGGCTAATGCGTACATAGGCTCTAAAAAAGTAAGCGAAATGCTTAATTTAGAAAGCCTGCACGAAAAGGGATACATCAGCTTTATGACGCATCCACAAAAGGCGGGGGTGTACCTAGGCAAAGATAATATGTGTAATACGGGAGATTACCGATTTTTAAGCAATGGACGAGTGGTGGATAAAGCCGCAGTTATTGCCGCCTTGGTCTTTGTGAACCGCATACAGGGTGAAGTAACAGTGGACTCATCGGGCAGAATATCGGAAGAAAGCCTATTTGACCTAAAAGGCCAGATTACACAACAGATAAATGTTAATATGGCAGAGCAGATTAGCACACTTGATGTAGTGGTTGAACCAGACCAAAACATTGTTAGCACAGGAAAGCTAGGGGTGCGCCTAAATATGACGCCGCTCGGATATACCAGCGATATAGATGTTACAATAGGATTAAGCAACTAAAAATAAAATTGAACAGATGCCAGCAGCGCAAATATTCACAACGGACGAATGTGCCTGGAAGCATACCAAATTAGTGTGCCTAGGCCGAACCATTACCGGGGCCAAAGGGTTTAGTTTTGAAAAAAGCATAGAAAAGGAGCTCCTGTTCGCCTCCGGCGATAAAGCTATTGACATTCAAGAAGGAAATCAGTCCGTTAGCGGTAATATAACCCTGCTCAAGTACGAAGTTGACATGCTGAATGAGGCAGCCAGGCTAGCGGGCTATACCGATATTCTTGAAGTGCCACATACCCTTATTAACATTGTGTGTGTCTTTAAAAAAACTCTCACATCACCCAGCAGAACCATTATTGTGCCTTCACTTGCATTTACCAGCATGGGCGTGGCTATGCAGCAGAATGCCAAGGAAGCGCCCATTACACTGCCATTTATTTCCGCCGGAATGACCCTTACATAAAAAAAATATGGATAAAAAAAAATTTGACGACTTAAAAACTATTCAAAAAAAAGAGCTTGAGCAATATAATAAAGCCCTACGTGACCAGTGTGAAACATTGGTGCATGAACGGTATGGAGAGGAGCAGGTTATACAATGGAGCAATTTAAATAAGGGCCTCTTTTATCTACCCGTACTAGACGACGAGGGCAATATTTTAAAGCTGGCAGTTTTTAGACCTATTACCAGGCACATACTAAGCTATGCCGCCACTAAGATGACTGAAGGAGGGCTCTACGCTTTTTTGGAATCGGCCATGCGGGAATGCTTCATTGAAGGAGATACAGAGATTCTGGATGACGATGAGTTTTTTATACCGGCAGCAAACACATTTAACAACGTGATTGAACGCCGAAAGGTACAGCTGGTAAAGAGATAGCCGATGCAGAGAAAGACCCGGATGATCTGTTCGGGTTCATGGAAACAGTAGTTGAGTACTACACGGGGCGGGATGCATCGGGGCTCACAGATACTGCCCTAGCCAGAAAAGTGGGGCATATTTTGCGCCTTCGGAAAATGGAAGCCGAGCAAGAAAATGTTAAATTTTACAAAAAATTGAATCAATGAATACCGGTACGCTTGAATTTATGATTCGATTAAAAGACTTGATGACCGGAGGGCTGACTAAGGTTTCGAGAGTGGCCAACGACACCTTTCAGAATTTACAGAAGCGCGTTGAAAATGCCAATGGGGCTGCCCGTACATTATCAATGAGCTACGATGAACTACAGAAAAAAATTAAAACAACTGAACAGGTTGTTGGCAGCAGCCGTATACCCTCACAAATAAAAGAGGCCCGGCGGGAGCTAGAGGCCTTGCGTCGTATGGAGTCGTCGCATATTGGTCGAGTAAACAGTGGCAGCAGTGTGGGCGGCGGGCCGATGGTAGGGGCCTTGCTACGCAGGCTTGCGCCCGCAGCAGCATTGTCCAGCGCCATGATGTTTGCTAACGCCTCTGTCAGTGCCGCCATGGATTATGAGGCTACAAAAAAGAGCTTTGAAGTACTTACCGGCAGCCGCGATAAGGGCAACGCTTTGGCAGAAAATTTAAACCGGCTGCAGCAACAGACCATACTGGGCTCTGGGGTTTTTGGAAATGCCAAAACAATGCTTGGTTTTGGTGTCGACCAGGATGAGGTGCTACCAGTTATCAAAATGCTGGGCGATATCAGTATGGGAGATGCCCAGAAGATGGATGCACTTACACTGGCTTTTAGCCAGGTATCAGCTGCGGGCAGGCTCATGGGCCAAGATCTACTTCAGTTTGTCAATGCGGGCTTTAACCCCCTGTCTGAAATATCGGAGATGACCAGCAAGTCTGTCGGTACCCTAAGAAAAGAAATGGAAGAGGGTGCTATTTCTGCGGAAATGATTACTAACGCCATTAAGCATGCCACTGCCACAGGCGGAAATTTCGGCGACATGATGGAACAAATTGCTGATACTGGTTTTGGTAAGCTACAAATCATGCAGGGTCAGTGGGAGAATTTTAAAATACAATTTGGAACAGCACTGACACCGCTGGCTACTGTACTGATGGATGCGGGCAGTCACTTGCTGAAATTTATATCTATCAGTGAAACGCTGCCAGGCAAGCTGGCCACCGAGCAGGGAGCTATCAATGACTTGGTTACCAGCATTACTTCTTTGAACGAAGGTAACGCCACAAGGCACAGCTTAATCAATTCATTGGTCAAGAGTTATCCGTCCCTTTTTGGAGGCATTGATTCAGAAGGTGTTAAAAATGAAGAGTTACTAAGGCGCCTTAAGTTGGTAAATAAAGAATATGGCGAGAGGATAAGACTGGCGCAATCTGCTTACAATGCTGATGTGGCCAATGACCAACTCAATGAAATCATGGGCCGGGCGGAAAGAGTGCGAAAGCAAATAGCTTATTATAAAAACAACCCTGACAAAGAAGGAACATGGACGGGTAATTTTAAATATTTGAACCTGCGGGACGCTCTTAGCGGCGCGCAAATTACTAATGCTAGCGGACTCGAGGCCTATTATAATCGAACATTAATACCCGCCCTGCGGAACGCGGAAAATGCTAAGATTAGCGCCGATAGAGATAAGGTTGTTGAACAGAACTTAGCAACAGTGTCAAAAGTAAGAGCGATGACCGGTAATGCCGAGGCCATGAAACTAATTAGTGCATACGATGCATGGGTGAGCAGCGTAACAGGTGGCCAGGCGTGGCCGGGCTTAACCAATAATTACAGCAGGAAATCCGGTGGCTTTGATTTCAGCTCTTTTTCAAAATTCGTCACTCCCGGAAAGATAGCTAATGAAGGGGCCGGCCTAATGGGAGGCGTTGGTTTCAGCTCTATTGGCGGCTCGAAATCTTCTAGTGATGAAATAGGACGGTCAATAGCATCTGGCGGCCCTCGTGTTATTAACATCAACGGCGTAAAGTTCGCTGACAAAATAGAGCTTCATGCCGATTCTCTCAACCAGGGCATGAATGATCTACAGGCGGAGCTGGAAAAGATGTTTCTAAGATTACTAAACAGCGGCGCATACCTACAATGAGCAGCATAGTATATGACATAGACCAATTATATCAGCGCACATTTGGGGGGCGTCCTGCGGTGCCAAAGGATTTGCCTCCTTTGCCACCGGCAACGCCTCCGTATGCTTTACAGGGTGCGCCGGTCAGAAGAAATACTGACATGGTTGGTAATACGCTGCGCAGCACCTATATGGGCGTGGAAGTTTGGCTGCCTACTGCATTTACTGACCTGCCAGCGGATTTGTTTGAGCGGGGCGTCTTTGAGCTGCCCTTTTCAGTTATCAGGGTCACTGGCAGTACAACCATTGTCCGTACGCCACTGGCAGACCGAAGAGGCTCGGTAAAAGAGCTTTATAGCATAGACGATTATAGATTTGAAATTAAAGGGTTTTTCATTGATTTAAAAGAACGGCTATGGCCGTATCAAGATTTGCTTAGCTTAAAGAAGCTGCATGAGCTTGGTGATGCTTTCTCCATTGACAATGCGCTGGCCAATATTTTTTTGGAACAAAACGACAAGGTAGTCATGAATTCTTTTCAGCTACCAGAAGTAGAAGGCGGAAGAAAGCACGTAAGGCCCTTTATTATTCAATTGGAAAGCGACAGTGTAAACGAGTTGACTAGTGTTTAGAATGACCACGGATATTGCCATTGGCCCTTATAAAGGGTATAGGGTGCAGTCTATGAGCTGGCGTAACGCTATAGATGAATACATGAGTGTGGCGTCTCTAACAATACCTGCGGTTAGTGTACTCGATGGCGGCCAGCCTGATGTGGCCTCACTGAGGAATAAAATACCCACACAAACCTTGATAAAAGAGGGTATGAGTGTAAGTATAAGGGCAGGGTACAACGGAAACAATCAATTGCAGTTCGAAGGATTTGTGGCCAAAATAATTTATAAGGCTCCAATGGTGGTGCAGTGTGAAGGTTGGGGCTATCGCTTACGCAACGTAATAACGCACCGTCTGTATACAAATACAACGGTTGCTGACGTGTTAACCGACTTGGTTAAAGAAACTGGTATAAGCTTACATAATTCCATACCTCATATACCCCTACATAAAGCAGATCTGCGCAATTATACGGGCCTTCAAGTGCTTGAATGGTTGAAGCGCAATTTGCTATTAACCATATATTTTGAACAATCCATTCTTTATTGCGGTCTCCGATATGGTAAGCCAAACGGTCAAAAAATTGACTACCGTGTGGGATGGAATGTGGCAAGCGATGCTGATTTAATAAAAACAGACATCCCGCTATCGATTCTAAATATAGACATTAAAACAAGAAACGAGGAGGGGGAAGTGGTTACCACCAGCCCTGCTGGCAATAATAATAAAGTGGTTCGTATAACAGGCACTGCCGATCCCTTATTCATTGCTGCACTAAAAGAAGATTTGCAAACCACAGAACGGAGCAAAGGCATGGGCGGGAAGCTCGTTGTTTTTTTGTCCAAAACGTGTCGTGTTAATGATATAGCAAACATTTCTAATCGCCGTTATCCGGAGATGGCGGGTAGTTATATAATAGATGCTGTGGATGGGACATTTGATCGGACTGGTGCCCGCCAGGTATTGACACTGGGTAGACGGGTATGAGCGAAGTTATAATGGCACTAAGAAAGCTGGCAGCAGGCGTAGGACCGGTACCTACGCTGGTGGGCAAATGTGCTAATGTGTCTGTTGGTACTAGTGAAGTTATTCTTGACGTAGAGGGCGTATCTGTACCTGTTCGAATGAAGGTAATTAAAACCGGTGGCAGGGCATTGACACTATGCCCTAAAATAAACACCGCTTGTATCGCAGTTCGGATAGAGGAGGATGAGGAATGGTTACTATTGTCTGCCGATGAATGGGAATACTGGCAGGCGCAGGTAGCAATGACAGAGTTTAGACAAGACTCAGACGGTTTTCTACTAAAAAAAGGTGAAGATAGCCTAGGCCCCTTAATGGCAGATTTGATTGAACAAATATTGTTGATTTATGCACCCAAAGATTCGGCGGCTTTGGTGGCACTTAAAACTAAATTTGAAAGTATTTTAAAGTGAGTTTAAACAAAGAAAACTTGAAGTTGGCTCTGAGACATGCATATAATCAAACTCTGGGCGAAACGGGCGGCAGCATAGATACTTTCATTGAAAGCCTGGCCACTGCTATCGATGACTATGTAAAAGCCGCCGAGGTGGTATATGTCAGTAACCTTGTGGCCGGCACTACACCTGTAACATCAGTAGTTCCTGAAACAAAAATTGGCAATATAAGATGATGACAGATTGGCTCTTAAATGAAACCGGTGATTTGGCAATAGTTGATAATGATGTACAGGTGGGCGAATCAACGAAGCAGCACCAGCGGCTTCTACTACTATGTGAGAAGGGAGCCTATAAACAAACTCCAACGGCGTGCGTGGGGAGTGCCGGCTATCTGGAAGGCGAAAACCTTGCGGCCTTTCTTCGGGAGGTGCGTAAGCAATTCACTAAAGATGGAATGGTGGTTAATCTTTTAAATTTTCAAAATGGAAAATTGTTGATTGATGCCAGTTACAGTTAAGCATAATCAAACTTTAATAGACATATCCCTGCAAGCCTGTGGCAGTGTTGACAGGTTGATAGATGTAGCGATATTGAATAATATATCTATGACTACAGACCTTGCTGTTGGCACTTTGCTAGACACACCACTACCTGCAATTAACACATGGCGCAATGCTGCTTTTTTTAAAGTTCCAGGTAATGAACCGGCCAGCGGCTATTCACAAAGTATGCAAGGCATTGGTGTTTGGATCATAAACGTTGATTTCGTTGTGAGTACAATTTAATGACATGGCAAGAAAAATTGAAGAAATTTATACCGAGGCAACTGAGGTGTACAAAGCCAATCTGGCGGCAGTGGGTATCATTGTGACACCGGAAAGCTGGAGCGTGACGAACATACAGCGTCTAATGCTCTACACCTGTGCTTACATGGTTTGGGTGGTGGAATCTTTACTGGATGTTCATTTAGTACATGTTTCAGAAGAACTGGCTGCATTAAAGCCCTCAAGCATTAGGTGGTACGTTCAGAAGTGTTTAGAATTTCAATACGGTTTTGCATTAATACCAGAAACTGACCAATTTGACAATACTGGCTCAACAGAACAACAAATTTTGGAATCGAAGGTGATTAAATATGCCACTGTTGAGAAATTGGCTGATTCGTTTGGGCGCATCATATTGCGCATAAAAATAGCTGGTGCTTCCAGCGGTGCACCGATAAAGCTATCTCCCGGCGTAGTTGGTGCTCTTGAATATTATTTCAAAGAAGATCAGGTGGCACCGGCAGGTGATCGCCTAATAGTGGAGAGCGGAGACCCGGATAGTATAAAAATGAAATGGCTGATAAAATATGACCCTCTCCAGATTAATGCACAGGGTCAGCGTATAGACGGCAGCGAGCTAACTCCTGTGAAAGACGCAATTGAAGGGTTTCTGCTTAACGTGTACAAATTTGGCGGCTACTATGTACCCACCTTTCATATCGACTATGTACAGCAGGTACAAGGGGTTTTTGAACCTCGGATATTAGAGTGCAGTGCGAAGTATGGCCTTATGCCATATGTCAGTGTAACGGACAGGTACAAGCCGGACGCAGGCTACCTTAAATTCTATAATGCAACAGACTTAGAAATCATTTATCAACCAATCAATCTGTAATGCCAGAAAAAAAAATATTTGAGTTAAATGTTGCAAAACTGGCTACCTGGCTCACACCAGAGCCCTTGCGCCTGCCTGTAATTTTGAGCATGGTGAGTGCAATAGCTGTCATGGTGCGCGGGGTGTACGAGCGTTTTTATGCAGGATATATCGCCACGCAGTACCGCCTTGGAGTCACTGCGCAGGCAGTATCACTTCAGCGGGCATTAAATGACAGATGGGATGTGCAGCTAAGGCGCATAAGAATATTACCTGCCGTTGAGTTTCCACCAGTATTACTCTACAAACCAGAAGAAAACAGACCTCTGGTAATTAATCAACCGACCGAGGGTAGCCCATTGGTGTTGTATACGACAGGTGAAACGGCAGAATATGTTTCCGACTTTATTGTCCAGGCGCCAGCTGATATGGTGTTTGATATGGCGGAAATGGCGGCCTTTGTGGATGCCTTTAAATTGGAATCCAAAAATTTCAAAATTTTCACCATATGAATAATTTAATTGAGTTTGGCAATTCAGGCGGCATGTATGGGCACGCTGGAACTTTCGATTTTATGCAGAACGCCTATCGGCAGACTATTGATTCACTGGCCAGTGGGTATGGTAATAAACTTATCATAGTGGGAGCTACAGAAAGCGCTGGCAACGTGTCTGATGGATGGCTGGTTTTTAATGGCGAGTTGGTGCCACTGGTGGGTGGTGCCAAACTTCCATATATTGTTTTGGAGACGGTCGTTTCGAAAGAACAATATGCAGATGGGCTACAAAAAGACACGTATTTTGTCAAAAGGTTTGTATTTACCGCAGTGGCGTCAGGGGCAATCAGTTGGGCAGATTTTCAAAGAATACCGTTCAGTACCGATGGTACCTTACAATCGGCTCTGAACTCCATTAAAGATGTATTTAGTTTATGCATGAGCGAGAACGCTGTTATAATAAATGGTTGCGAAGTATCGTCAATCAATACATCAGCAAGCACTCTGAAAATAGCGGCTGGAGCTGCTTTTATAGATGGTTTGCTTCTCGAAATAAGTGCCTATTCCGGTGCATATCCGGTGTGGCTGGATAGCTCGGGAATATGGGTAAATTCCGCCCCTTCTGGAACGTCTATTAAGTTTTCCAATTACGACACTAGCCAACGTTATGAGGATGTGCAGCGAAGGCGTATATATAGACCTGGTCATTGTTGGTTTAGTCTCGACCCGAACGATGTTAATTATTTTGACCTGAGTACAGGCTTGGCAATACCTGATGGTAAGTGGGCTGGTTGGCAAATAAGTAGCGAGGTGCAGAGCCGAACGCTGGTTGGGTACGATAATCGGGTGAACCCCGCTGATGACGCCTATGACTCTGTATATAACACAGTGGGCCATAAGAATACCAATCTTAAGAATGTATTCACACTCCTGCGGACCTATTTGCCAAAGATTAATTTTAACAACAAAGACGCCACAACGACCAACGTTTCTGACGGGGATTTTGTTCTTCTCAAAAAAAGCGAGACGGGAGACGCTACTACGGCCACTGGCTTTGACTCAATTAACAGCGGCACCGAACCCAATTTAAAGGAGGTATTTGAAATCCCGAATTTTGGGGACGGTACACCTATGCCTATCCGCTCACCCTTCACTGTGATATTAGTATTAAAACGAGTTTAAAAATGAAAAAAAAGAAAATTTGCCGCCATTTGGCTGCGGCCTTGTTGTTGGTTTTATCACATACCTTTATTAATGCGCAAATAGTACCGAGAAGTACATTGCAGTTGTGGTTTTCCAACGGCCAGAGGCCGACCCAGGATCAGTTTTGGGCTTGGCAGAATAGTTATTGGCATAAAGCAGACACAATACCACAGGAAAGTATTAGGCAGTTAGCATCCACGCTGAATCAGTTCGATAAATCTGAAGTTTCCGTTCTGTTATTTGGTGCGAAAGGAAATGGCATTGCCAATGACAGGCAGCCCATACAGGCGGCTGTTGATTTTTGCGCAGCACTAGGAGGTGGTACTGTACTGATACCAGCGGGCAAGGTTTGTGTAATAGACAGTGGTATTTATATGCGCAGCCATGTTTCTATGCGGATAGAAGGCACATTACGTCACAGAAGGGAGACTGTGAATGAAGATGTCGACAAGGCATTTGAGTTCACGCCTCTTTTTTTGGGAAATTATACCCCAAACGCCTACGATACTACTAATCAGCAGTACTACAGATGTGATTCTATTATTGGCAATGCAGCATATCTAATAAACATAAACGACACGCTTGTATTTAAAAAAGACAGTCTTTGCATTTTGAGGGCACAAGATGCTTGGTATAATGGACGAAACAGCTGGAAGCCTTATTTCCAAACCTTTGCTGTAGTTGATTCGGTAAGGGGTAGAGTGGTGTATTTTGATAACGATCTTGGTTCAAACGTTCTGAATGGTGGGTTAATCGGTAAAACCGGCCACATGAAGTCCACGGCCAGCAAAAAAGCGGATATTTTTAAAACACCATTCTATGCTGTGCGAGATGTGAAAATATACGGTTCAGGTAAAATAATTTCTGCTGGTGGACCACCTATTTCACAAGCTACAGCCTATCGTGTAACAATTGACGGGCTATATATTCACGCATTGGAGTGTATGAGCCTGAACATGGCCATCAAGTGGAACGTAAGTAATCTTAGGTATAGGGTAAGCAAGCAGTTATTGGAACTGGCAATTTGCACCAATAGGAGCAAGTTCATAAACTGGGCCGGGGAAATTGTAAATGATGAATATAAGGTGGCCAGACAGCCGCTCATACGAATAGGAGAGAACAGTTACAATAATTTGATTAGCAATATTTCTATCAATGCATATGGCGGCGGCGGGGATAGTTTAAGTGTACTTTCAATTGATGACGGATGGGCCAATACCGTGGAGCTACTAGATGTTATAGCTGACAGCCTGACGAACGGAGTGGAAATACGCACGGGCCATGATTCGGCTCATGTGTACAACAATGTCATTCAGAATAGTCGGTTCTATTTGGGCAGCGGAGTGTGTAAGTTTTTCATCGATATGAACAAAGAGGAGCAGACGGCTTCAACCATTAAATTAAGTGGTAATATATTCAGAAATTTGGAGTTCTATGGTAGCCCTAAGAATGCGGCGGTAAGGTTCGATGGTGACGATAATACGGTTTCGGGTAGCTATTTTGCCACGGGTGATGTATCTAAGACCAGTACTGTAATGACTGCAGGCACATTTATAAACAATCGTGTAATTAACCCTGGTCAGAGGCTAAAGGGTGTGCAGTTTGGGGGCAATTATAATTCAAGCATCCTATATCCACTCATCGTGCAGGATAGCTTTAATAATGGTGTAGGATCTCGGGCGTTCATAAACCTAAATGGCGGTGCTTCGAACGTTGCATTTGGTGACAGTGCGCTGTCTTCCATTACTAACAGCAACAATAATACAGCGATTGGCAGTAAAGCACTCGCCCTTTCAGTAGCAAGTAGTAATAGTGCTATTGGTAGCCGTGCGTTATATAGCAATACGACTGGCTACTTTAATGTAGCGATTGGGCCAGAGGCATTGTTTAGCAACACTATTACAAACAAGAATGTGGCTATAGGTCGCCGGGCTTTGTTTAATAGCAGCGGCACAGGTAATTTGGCTATTGGTAATACTGCTGCGGAAAATTTGACAACGGGCAGTAATAATATTTTCATCGGCACCGACATTACCTCTGACAGCCCAAGTATCAGCAATTCGTTAAACATCGGAAACTTAATTTATGCCCTTGACTGTAACACTTCAGGGAGCGGCGTTAGTAACGGACGGGTAGGTATCAATAAACGCATTCCGGCTTATACACTGGATGTGAATGGATCGGGCAGATATGCCGGGTCGCTGACGATCGGCTCAAACACTTTTCCAGCATCACTAGGTAGCAACGGACAAATTTTACAGGCTGACGGCACAGGCTCCTTGAACTGGATTACGCCTAACTCGTCCGGAGGTGCTTTGTTTGCTGAGGTTAGCGGGGGTAACTTTACCACGAACAGTACGTCTGCAACAAACATAACCGGCCTCAGTGTGCCGTTGTTAGCAAACAAGACCTACAGGGTAGTGGTTGTTTTGAGCACAGGTAGTACTGGCTCATCGGGCATTAATGTTGGCTTTTCCGGTCCTTCTGGTAGCTCTGTGCTGTCTGGGCACATTACCGGCGTGAATAGCTCGGCATCCACTGTTCGAGTGAATAAAGTTTCGGCAATGGGTACGCTAAATAGTAACCCACTACACTTATACAACGGCACCAATGGCTCAGTTACAATAACCGCTTATGTAAGAACAGGAGAAACTGCTGGTAATCTGACCGCTATGTGTGCAAGCGTCAACGCAGGCGAAACTACGACCATATATGAGGGTAGTGCAATGGATGCAATAGTGGTTTTTTAA